CAGCCTGTCCATCTGATAAATTTTCGTTACCAACGGGATTGCTCGCAGGTACTGAGATTTCATGGAGGATTACAGACAAATTCGGAAACATTTGGAATGGTGCAGGCACTATTGATTCAGATGGCATGATATCGATTGATACTGAATCATTTGAGGATGGAGCATTCAATCCGTATGCAGGGTTCTATATTTTCGAAATCCTTTCCATTGGAGATCCTGATGCAGTTATCTGCGAGGGAATTGAAATCACCATCTGTGAGGTTGATTATTCCTGCATTGCTTTCGATGTGGCATTCATCACAGAGGTATCTGAATGATCATCACAACCTCTCTGATATGCACCTGCATTCATGCGGTGATGGTATGGGATGAAATGATACTCCAGCGAGTTGGTGATTGGTTGCAGGATAAACTGCCTGCATACCTACACAAACCAGCATATTCCTGCCTGCCATGCATGGGATTATGGTATGGCATCGCAGCATGGTTGATGTGTGTAAATGCTGATCTGATCAACAATCACCTGCTGATTTCTCTGCTGGAATTACCTCCTCCTGCTCATGGATTGATCACATCTGCGCTCGCTGTATCAGGCATCAACTGTATCATCCTGCTGCTGATATCAGGAGTGAGAGCATTGCAGGGAATAAACGAAACAAACGAAATCAATTCTCTCTGATGCATTACCATCACATTATGATCAGTGCTGGATGGAAAAAAAGCAACTGCTCGCCATGTCAGGGAAAATCTAAAGCGATATACACACATCCATTGAAATCAGGTGAGAAAGTTACAATCTACAAACTCAGCAAAGTATTTCGATATGTGAGAAATGGCAAACAGATATCAGGAGGATCAATCAATCACTTAAAACATCAACACTTTTTATGAAAGAGAAACAATCAATGAAAGAGAGAATCATCTCAATGCTCAACAGGAACGCTGCTAAATTAGTACCTCCCCGTAAAGCATTTCCGAATACAAAACACGTTATAAAACCAGCATTCAAATCGGGAAACATATGGTATTATGAGTTCGATGATATTTTCAACCTGCCATATCAGAGAGGGTTGCAGGCAATTCACTCATATGAGGAGTTGCAGATGAAAGTTGATAGGGATTATTTGCTCCAGCATACAGAGTTGATTGATGAATTGCTTTCCAAATCCATCACATTGGATGAGATATCTCGAATCAAAGCAGCCAACAATCAACTAAAGGAGCGGATGAGTTGGGTTGTTATACCTGATCAGGCATACAAACTCGCAAGCGTTGTGTTTTTCGATGCAAACGAGGATCCAACGAATTATGATTTCAAGTATGCAACAGAGAAAATTGAGCGATGGAAAGAGAATGAGGATGTTGAATCTTTTTTTTTGCGTCAGCGAGTGAGCAAACTGATGCCATTTTTAAACGCATTCGATGGGAATTTCCTGCATTATTCAACTCTCGTGCAAGAGGCAAACAGGAATCACTCGAAAAATCTCTATTCGAAATTTTCAGCACATCTCGAAAAGATGAATATCGAACCATCATTGATCTAATATGCGAGGGAGATGAGAGGTTCGTATATTTGCTGAATGATTGGAGTATTTTCGATTACTTTTTCCATTTGAATGAGATAGTAATAAGACCAGCAGACAAACGAAACATCATGCATCGTGGCACAAAAAATCATTCTCGAATGGGTGGGTGATCCAAGCGGATTGAAACCTGTTGCTGATGCGCTGAAATCGCTCGGCAAATTATCAAAAGACCAGCAGAAAGAGTTCGAGCAGGCAAACAAATCATTTCAAAAGCGAACATCGAACAGCAAAAAAGCAACAGCCGAGCAGAAAAAACTCAATGCTGAGGCAAAAAAGGGGAGAAAGAATATTGATCAGATGGCCGCTGCAAGCAAAAAACTGCCTGCAAACATAAAGGCAGCAGGTAATGCAACTCGCACGCTGGGAAATGGAATGAAAAATCTCGGCAGGCAGATTGCATCTGCATTCGGAGTTGTAACGCTGGTTGCTACTCTGATAATGACTATCAAAAAAGGCATTTCAATTAATGCCGATTTTGAGCAGCAGATGGCAAAAGTGAAAGCAGTAACAGGCGCAACTGCTGATGAGATGAGCAGACTATCAGGAGATGCCAAAAGATTGGGAGCATCAACAAAGTTCACAGCAACACAGGTGGGAGAGTTGCAGGAGAATTATGCAAAACTCGGTTTCACAACGCAGGAAATCCTGAAAGCAACAGAGGCAACTCTGCAACTCGCACAGGCAACAGGATCTGATCTCGCAACAGCAGCAGATGTTGCTGGAGCAACTGTGAGAGGGTTCGGTTTGGATGCCAGCGAAACGCAGCGAGTGGTTGATATCATGGCACTCTCTTTCTCCTCATCTGCATTATCAATGGAAAACTTTGCAGAGGCAATGAAATACGTTGCTCCAATTGCGAAAGCAGCAAACGTGGATGTTGAAACAACAACTGCTCTGCTCGGAAAATTGGCTGATGCTGGTTTGCGTGGTTCAATGGCAGGTACAGGATTGAAAAACCTCCTCTCCAAACTCGCAACCTCCTCATCTGCATTATCAAAAGAGTTGGGATTCTCGGTGAACAACAGCGAGGATCTCGTGAAAGCATTCAAAGAGTTGGCAAAAGGAAACATCGATCTCTCGAAAGCAACCGAACTCACAGATGAGCGGAGCAAAACAGCATTCCTCACATTAATTGGAGGAATTGATACAGTTGATGATTTGCGAGCATCGCTTTATGATGCATCAGGTGCTGCCAAAGAAATGGCGGATATCATGGCAGATACATTCAAAGGAGATGTTGACAGAGCAGCATCAGCATGGGAGGCATTAATGCTCACGATCGAGGGAACAGATTCTGCTCGTGTTGCCATTCAAACAATTACGCAAATTGTGGGAGGTTTGGATATTACGATACAAAAATTGAAAGGCACATATCACGATTTGCAAGCGGAGAAATGGCTGGTGCAATCATTCCAGCAGGGAGAAAAAAGCGCAGCGAATTTCAGCAAGGTGATGAGTGAATCAATTACTGATCAAACCAAACTCCTCCGAACGCTGGAGGAGGAGGTTGAAAGAGCATCAAATGCGTATGATGAAATGAATGATGATGCGCAGAAATATGGGGAATTGAATGAGAAATACAAGAAAATAATTGGATCATACTCATGGTATCAGGTTGTTCCCGAATCAACAAAAAAAGCTGCCGAGCGATTCAGAGAAAAATCGAATGCTGTGGATGAGAATCAGGAATCATTGTTTTCATATATGGAAGCATTGCAGGCATACATCAAAAAAATCAAAGAGGCAGGAGGTGGATCAGGAGGAGGTGAAACAGGTAAATTCATCAACTCTCTCGAAAATCTATCAAAACAACTGAAAGCAATCAAAGGTGATTTTCAATCTGCTAAGATAGGCAGCGCAGAGTGGATTAAACAAATCAAAAAAATGGAGGATAAAACTCGCGAATTGACCAAAGCGCAGAAAAAAGCAGCAAAGGTTTTGAAAGAGTATCACGAGGAGTTGGATCAGATGAGCAGCAATGAACAGTACAACAAGGATGCAGAGTTTTCAAAAAAACTGTTCGGAGAATATGATAGGCAAAAACAGGAGGTATTGAAAAAAGGAACGGATGCAATCAACAAACTTTCTGATCTCGAAAAAATACGAGTCAACGACAACGTCAAAGATGAGAAACTCAAAAATAAAACATTGTTTGATATTGAAACTGCGCGAATTGATGGATTGATTCAACTGCGCAAAAATTTGAGTTTAGATACAACTGCGCTGGCATTGCAGCAATCAGAAAGATTGCGAGGATTGAAAGAGGATGAGGTGAAAGCGCATGAAGAGGCTGAAGAAAAGAAACAGAAAGCATCAAAGAAAACAGCAAAGGAAACAGAGAAAGCAGCAAAGAAAGCAACAGATGAGTTCAAAGCTGCTGTTGATTTAGCAGGTGAAATTGCAACCACAGCATTCAACGGTATCACAGAAATTCAAAACAATGCGCTGGAGTTTGAGATGCAGCAGTTGGATGAGCAACTCGAAAGAGGTGAAATCACTCGCGAGGAGTATGAGGATCGCAGGAGACAAGCGCAAATCAAACAGGCAAACAACAACAAACAGGCTGCTCTATTCAACGCAATCATCAATACTGCTGTTGCAGTTACAAAAGCGTTATCTGATCAAAATTATGCGATGGCAGTAATTGCAGGAGTGCTGGGAGGAATTGAGATTGCTGCAATTGCATCACAGCCGATACCTCAATTTGCGGTGGGTACGAAAGATGCTCCTGCTGGATACAAGTGGGTGGGTGAGAAAGGTGCTGAGTTGATATATGATGGAGGAGGTTATCCTATCATCACGCACGCAGAATCAACCAAACTCTCACAGGATCCTCACTCTGATGCAGCGCAATCAATTAGGCAGAAATATGGAATCCCAAATCTCGATGTTGGGTTGTTCGGAAATGCTGGAGCATTTCAATACAGCGATGCTGTGCGCAATGCAGAAAATAGCAGGAGTGCAATTGATTATGATGCACTCGCTGATTCCATAGGCAAACGGTTGCTCGGAAATGATCGCAATATGCTGCGCTCTCTCCAGCAATCGCGGCAACTCGATGCAGATGGATATACAGCAATCATTGATGCTCTCGGAAATATAAAACCAAAGCGCAGAGGATATGCCTCTTAGACTGATAATTAACGATCAACCATTCATTGATGATGTTTCAGGAATGGAACAACTCGAACAGAATTATTTCTTTCAGAAAGAAATATTCACCTACTTGAACGAAATAACGGGATCGGTTACGTTAACAGGTGCAGCGTATCGATACCTGAGAGATTTGATGTTTGAGAATATTTGTGAGGATGTAGTGGTGAAAGTTGAGGATGATTCCTGTGGAGCGTATCAGGTAGTGTATGAGGGAGTGGTGTATGTAACTGATATCAAATGGAACATCACCAAATGCGAGGCATCAATGAGTATCTCTGATGCTGGTATTGTTGGATTGATTGATGATAATAAATCAGTACCTGTGAATCTCGTGATACCATATCTCAAAAATGGAGGACAAACAAACAACATCCAGCAGGTGCAGGATGTGGGATTTGTAAATATCAACAACACTCAGCAAACAGCAACAGGTAGAAACGGAGTGAATTTGTTTCATGCCATGCAGCGAGTTGTGGAGGTGATCTCGGACAATGAAATATCTGTACGATCTGATTATTTTGATCCTGCTATCAATAATCAGGGGCATCTCCAAACTCCTCAAAAATGGTGCGTACTAATGACAGGGAAAGAGTTGAGGCTCGGTAATCATGTATCATTTCCCATACTTGAATATAGGGAGTTGATGCGTGATGTAAACTCTTTATTCAATATCTCTGTTGCATTCGAAATTGATGAGAGCACATTTGAGAAATACCTCAGAATTGAACCTAAAGCATATTTCAATCAAAAAGATGAAATCGGGTACAGGTATGAGGATGTGGATGATATTGAGCAATCAACTGAGGAGGATTTGTTTTATGCTGTGATGGAGTTCGGTTCGTTTGAACCATCAGAACACAAATCAGATCCAGCGCATCAATTTTTGGAACAAACATCATTTTTATCACATGATCATCAAAAATATCATTTGGGAGGGCAATGCAATATTGACAACTCACTTGATCTCCGATGCGAGAAACTTGTGTATGATACAAATGCATTTTTTGCAGTATTGGGTGATGAGTTCGGTACTCCTGTACCTAACGCAGATCAATGGGATGATGAGGTTTTTATTATTCACTACACCTCATTGGGCGGCTCACCATTTACTTTTTATGCAGTTCGGGATTTGATTCCATATGCTCCAACGTATCCATTGACATGGGGGTACTACAATGCGATATTTTCACCATATCAAACATCATTAAGATGGTTTGGGAATATACCTTTCTCAATATTCAGTTATTTAGGAGGAACAGGATCATATGATGCAGCAGCATATGGATACAACATTCAACCAACATACCAAACAGGCATATATCCTCCTGCTCTCGGCAGGCAATGGCAATACATAAATTTTCCGTTTGAAACATCTGATCCAGCAAATGCTCTTCATTTTTCACCTGTTTCAAATCCTGATCCATCAAATACAGGCAGCATATCGCACTACATTGCACCAGCAGGAGGAATGTACGAGGTTTCAGTTGATTTCTGTTTCACAGGTTATCTCGAATATCTCGCAATTTGGGTGATTGATCCATCAAATGCAATTCAGTATTACATTTTTCCGTACAATTCAGATGAGGGAGTAAATCCTCTCAATCCTTACGGTGCTTGGTCAATAGGTAATCTGAGGCAGGTAACAAACGAATGCGTATCTGTGAGCACAGTTATCCCTGTGCAAGCAGGGAACAGAATATTCATCACGCTGCCATATGCAATGGGGCAGATATCACAGGCATCATTGAGCATTCGCTCCACATTCTCAGGGCAATTCCAGCAGTATGATTTCTCCGCAACGAAATACCTCCGCTCAAAGTTTGAGTTTGATATACCATTGAGCGATTGCAATCAAATACTCTCAGCACCTCATTTGCATCAGCAGGCATTGTTCAATGGAGGGGTTGTGGTTGGGTATCTCGATAATTTTAAACGGAATTTTGAAACAGGCAAAACCAGCATTGAGTTGCTCGGTTCTTCCTAAATTTGTAAAACAATGGCAACAACTCCTGAAATACATCCTGTGAGGTTCAATTTTGAGCAGCATTGCTCAATGCGCGATATGGGCTGGAGACAGCCTGTTCAATGGGAGGACGAAACGCAATTTCAATTTTCATTGGATCTGTGCGAGATGGATCAAAATCTCGTATTGAATCCAGCATTTGATACTTCTTCCAATTGGACAGCAACAGGCACAGCATTCATCGATACAATTAACGGATGGGGTGTGAAGTATGCAGGTGCTGGAATTGGAGCATTCGCTCAAGTTGTACCTGTATCAGATGGAGTGCATTTGTATCTCACATTCGATATCACCATACAATCAGGGAGCATGAAATTTGGTGCTGGTTCATATACTGAAATTTTCACAGAAAGCGGAACATATTCCCGATACATCACAGCAGATGCACTCGCAACAATTGGATTTTCAGGAAATGCTGATGCTGCATGGTACATCACATCAATTGGTTTATATGCAATCAATACAGATTACACAGTACGAGTTGTTGATTTGGATGGAGTAGTTGTGAGAGAATTGAATGTACAGAGTGATCCTGATTATTTCAACATTGTGAGAAATTGGATTACGTTCACATATGACTGGACAGATGCAGGAGGAGGTTACATCGATGATGGATGTTATCGGTTTGCAGTAAGTGAACCATGTGAATGCTTGAACGGAGGATTGATTCCTGCTGATTTTGTTACAGGATCAACAACCGCGTGGCAACAAACAGGCGCAAACAGTTGGATTATTCTCGGAGGTACAGCATATTACAATGGTGCATATTCTCCTGATAATGTGTGGATAAATAATGTTTTTTGCGAGGGCGAGCAGTATACATTCACATACACGCTCACGAACATGGCAGGAAATGAGTTTCGAGTACGATGTGGAGGTACAAGTGGAATTGTGCGCACAATGGATGGTACATACACAGAAACACTCACCTGCTCACTCGCTGATACTGATTTCGTGATGAGCGGAAGCAATACGGCAGGAGCATCCTCATTCGAGGTTACAGATTTGCAGGTATATCGAACGGAGCGAAGTTTCGGATTTTACTCGAATCTGTTTGCATTTAAGGAGGAGCATCCATGTACCTCTGTGATTGCTGCCTGTTGCGATTCGGACAATTTACAGGCAGGATATGGAGATACATCATTCCAGCCTCGAATGCGTTTGAAATTAACCTATGGGAAACCACAGTATGAACCAATCGGAATTGAGTCGTATAAAGGTGCATTCGGAACGAAACGCAATTACTATTTCAGAGGCGAGAAAGTGAAACTCCTGCAATTTGGATGCTCGGAATATGCGCATGATTTCATGGGGCATCTCGCTGGATATGATCATGTGTATCTCGATGGTGCTGCAATATTCATCAACTCGCAGGAATATTCTCCATCATGGGATACTGTGTGGGATTGGGGAGAGGGAGAGTTGCAAGTGAGCAACAGAGTTGAATTGATTGAGAAACGCAGATGCTCCAGCATAACAACAGGATGTGAGGGATCACTACCAATTGCGATTGATTCCAATTCAGGAGGATTGGGAGGTACAGATGGAGGAGTTGTGGTTGTGGATCGCAGGAGAAATCAAAAAGAGGGGCAAACAATAGCATCAACAGGATAAAAATGGAAAGTTTACGCATATCACAGTTTCCCGAAGCATCATCTGCTGAGATTGATGGAGATGTTGAGTTCATATTCAACACAACTGAGAAACAAACAAAGCGAAAGAAATGGAGCGGTTTATCTGCAAACCTTTCTCTTTCATTTAATGGGAGAACCGTTGCGAGTGTAATTACTGCGAACAATATGGATTTCATCCTCGCAGATGCAACAACAGGAGCATTCACAATCAACCTACCAGCAGCAGTTGATTCAGTAGGTTTTATGGTCGTAATCAAAAAAATCGACAACACAGCCAACAACATCACCATTGATGCAGGAATTGGTTACACAATAGACGGATCACAAACAGCAATCATCATCAATCAATGGGATGCTCTGAGGTTGTGGTGCGATGGTTTATCATGGTATATAAATTGAAAGAATATGAGCTACATTACAAACGGAAATGATCCTCAGTTGCTAATTGCATCAGGTGCATTTTCAACAATCAAACAATGGAATGTTTTCGGTTTGCAACCTGATGCAGATACAGGTGCTGTACCAATGGATGTGTGGGGCAACAACAAACCGTACACTCCTCCAACATCAGCACAAACAATGGAGGTTTCATCAACCAGCACGCAGGATATCGGAGCACTCCGATCATCAGGAACAATCACAGCAGCATCTCAAACTCAAATCATTGATTCAGGTGCTGATTTCGTAGCTGATGGAGTGGTTGCTGGAGATATTGTTTTGAATGATTCATTGATGGATCATTCTGTGGTAATCAATGTTGTATCTCCAACAATATTGGATCTTATTCCATTGCATCATGGGGGTATCAATGAAATTGGGCATTCGTACAGAATTGCAACGCCTGCTCACAAGGGAGCATTCGTTGTGAGGGTTGATGGATTGGATGCAATGCTCTCAGAAATCAGCGAATTTGTGATTTTGAACGGCACATCAGTCGTGAACACAGTTAATCAATACTCACGCATTAATTTCTGCCAAATTCAAGGATCAGGAATCGACAACACAAACAATGGAGATATCACGTTTGTTGCCTTAACTGATACAACAACAACCAATATTATTCCAACAGGTAAAGGGCAATCAACAAACTCATTTCGAACCATACCACAGGGATACAATGCATATATCACAAACATCACAGCATCTCTGTATCGATCAGGTGCTGCCAGCGATGCAATGGCGCAGATTGCGGTGTATGAAAATTTGTGGGCAGGCGTTGGTTTTGCACAGGGATTATGGCTGAAATCAATTTTCGGGGTTTCCGTTGCTGGAGAGTATGCAAAGATGTACGTCCCATACATGGAAATCACAGAGGGGAGTGATGTGTGGATGAGGATTGAGGATGTGAGTGATAATAATTCAATAATATCGATCACGTATGATGTGATTTTGATTGAAAAATGAAATTGATAATGTGCGCAGCAATGCTGTGCGCTCAAATAATTGGACAAATGGAAAGTTTAAGAATATCACAGTTTCCTGTTGCAGCATCAAATGAGATTGATGATGATATGCAAATCATTTTCAACACGAGTGATCAGATCACCAAACGTGCAACATGGGGAAACGTGAAATCAAACGCGATGAGCGATGTGATTGAGGGAGTAGTTGGAATATCAGCAGCAGAAATACAAACGCTATACACAGCACCAATTGAATTGATACCAGCAGCAGGTGCAGGAAAAATCATCGTACTGCTGGATGCGCAGGTGATATTCACATACAATGCTCCAGCATACACAATTGGAAATATTGCAATTGTAACAGCAGGCACAGGAGTATATCAGGCAATCTCAAATGATATCCTGTTTTCAACAGCAGATAAATATTCCACATTCGAAATGGTACAGGGAACAAATCTCGGCAACCTTGCAGAGAATCAATCATTGTATCTCATGGCATTAATCTCAAATCCTCTCAATGGCAATGGTACTGCTGTTGTGCATTACAGATACAAAATCATCACGATATGAACGACAGGATCTAAGTAAACAATGACAAAAAAAAGCAGAGGCATATTACTCATTGCGCTGGGCAATCCCTATTATGGGCAACTCGCAGCAAATCTCGCGGCATCCATCAAATACACAACGAATGGAAATCTGCCGATTCATTTGGTTTGGGCAGAGGATTCATTGAATCATCTCACTCCGCAAAAAATGGAGTTGTTTGATGAGGTGCAAGAATGTCCACATGAGATGTATCATCGCGAGGATGGCAAACGAGTATATGTGAAAACGAAAACGTACATATATGATCTCAGCAAATATGATGAAACCATATTCCTCGATGTTGATGTGATTATGCTTTCGCGCAATACGCTGGAAATGGCATTTGATAATCTGAACGATTTGGATTTCACGATGGAGTGCAGAGGCAAAAGAAACATTGCATCAGATGATTTTGTTGATGATTACCTGTGGGCAAATGCTCACGATATCAAACGAGAGTATGGATTCAAAGAGGGAGAGTTGTACAGTTTGCATTCAGAGTTCATTTATTTCAAAAAGTGCAAAAAAGTTGCAGCCTATTTTGAAACCGTGAAAGAGGTATTCGCAAATCCGCGAGTGAAAATGAAACACGTATTCGATGGAGATATTCCTGATGAGTTTGCATTTGCCATTGCAATGATTAAACATCAGATGTATCCGCACAAATGTCCATATCGACCATTGTATTGGTATCTCACAGATGCTGCAAAAATTGGCACATCAAAGGAGAAAATGCTCAATAATCATTATGGGTACAGCGTGGGTGGAAATGCAACTCCATCTGCTGTGCGCAAAACATACAATCAATTGGCATCGGCATACTCAATGAAATTGGGGGTGCAATATCCGTTTAAAATAGTGCAAAAGAGGCAGGTATTGCACAGCAGAAAATCAATGTGATGGAAAAAAATGATATATCCATCTCCGAATTGGAGGAGTATTTTGATGGCAAAAGCCATCGCACAGGGTACAAGAAATGCGTGAAAATGTATGAGGATTTGAAGGTTCACGCGGATGGTGAATTTCCTGAACATCTGATACATGAGCGCAGACCAAACGAATCAGCACGCATTCAGAAATATCGCAGGGATGTGTATAAAGCAATCACAAAAGCAGTTGTGCAGAGAGTGCTCACATCACTCACAAAAATTCGCAGATCAGTTGATTGGGGAATCATTCATCCCATTGAGAAATATCCTGAGTCAATTCCTCCAGCAGAGCGGTTGAGTTACTACACAGAGAAAGCATTTCCAATGATCGAAAATTTCGAGAATTGGCTGTTCACAGTTGCATTCAGAAATTACATCCTCGATGCAAATGGAGTGGTGCTGTGGCTGCCATACAACAGGGATGCTGCTGAGAATGAATATCTCCAGCCTGTTCCGATGATATTCAACTCTCCGAGCGTGCTGCAATACAAACCTGATGAGTTGCTCATCGCTAAAATTGACTGCACAGATAAAGATAAACGAAATCAAAAATTCATACTTGCAGATCGAGAGCGCATCCAAAAATGGAAACGTAATGATGCAGGGTATCAAATGGTGTGGGAGTATGAGCATCAACTCGGAGTGTTGCCAGCATTTGTGATGGGAGGAATGTATCGCGAGAATATTGGATACGATATCATCAGGGAATCACGTATCTCTCCGATGCTGGAGCGATTGGATGAGGCTGCGCGAGAATACAGCGATATGCAGGCAGAGGTTGTGCAGCACATCCATAGCGAGCGATGGCAATGGGCAACTCAAAACTGTACCAAGTGCGCAAATGATGCAGGTGTTTCAACAGGGTTCATCAATGATGATAAAAACAAAAAGAAAATCACCTGTCCATCATGCAACGGAGCGAGGACAGTTGCAGGTTCTCCCTATGTGAACATGGTTGTACGTCCATCAAAGGAATCGATGGGAGAGCAATCAGCACCAATACCTCCTGCTGGATACATCACAAAGGATACAAACATCGTTGAGATACAGGATCGCAGAATTGATGAGCATATTTATAAGGCACTCAGCGCAATCAATATGCAATTCCTCGATCAAACTCCGCTCAACACATCAGGAAAGGCAAAAGAGGTTGATCGTGATGAATTGAACAATTTCGTTTTCGGAGTTGCACATGATATGGTGCGCATCGCGAAACTCTCCATGCGTATCATGGGAGAGTACAGGCACAACGTAATCATCAAAGATGCAGCATCGAGAATGGAGTTGCAGCCTGATATCAGAGTACCTCAGAAATTTGATTTGCTTTCATCATCATATCTCGCAGACGAGATTGCTGCTGCGAAATCAGCAAAGATGAATCCTGTTGTGATTGCTGCGCTGGAGCGAGAGTTCGCTGCAAAGAAATTTTACAATGATCCTGCGGTGCGCGATATGCTCGTGCTCGCAATGGAATTGGATCCTCTCGCTGCTATCACAGAGGATGATAAAATGCTGCGCAAAGCAAACAAGGGAATCACGGAAATTGATTACATCATCAGCAGCAACATCACAGAGATGGTGAGGGATGCAATGGTGGATGAGAAGTTTCAAACATCCGCGAGAGCAGAGCAACTCGCAATCCTCCGCTCAATGGCAGATGCAAAGCGGAAAACAATCAATGCTGCTGTAATTGAAATTGCTGAGAATACAGATGCCTGATGCCAGCGCAACAGCACATCAATGATCTGTTCAAAACAATCACGAGTGCAGTTGATGCATTCGATGATTCAATACCTGCAATACAGCAGCAGATGCTGGATGAGGTATCTCTCCTCCTGAAAGATTTGGATCTCGCATCAGGTAGGATTGCACCATCAGTTGCAAACCTCCGTACAGTTGCAAAAGCGCAGGGAAAATTGGAGCGCATTGTGATTGAGAACAAAGAGTACAAGGATCAACTCTCATCGTATATGGATGATTTCGGAAAGATATCCGAAACCAACGCAAAGTATTTCACACAAATTGAGGGAAAATTCAAACCATCATCTCTCATCAAAGAGATGGAGAAACAATCGATTTCTGCAACTATTGACTCACTCACAGGTGCAGGCATTTCCAGCAATGTTGCTGATCCTGTGTATGATCTAATCAGGCAGAACGTAACCACAGGAACGAAATACACTGATCTCGTGAAATCCCTTTCCAACTACATCAAAGGACAGGGAGATACGCTGGGAGGATTGGATCGATATGTGAAACAAATCACAACAGATGCTCTCAATCAATTCTCAGCCAATTACATGGAGATTGCTGCATCTGATCTCGGATTGAAATGGTATCAATATAGTGGAGTGCGCATCGAAACCAGCAGAAAGTTTTGCGTGGGAATGATGCGAAAAAAGCATTATCACAAGGTTGAAATTCCGAATCTAATCAAGGGGAGATTTCCGCAGTTCAAAACAGCAGGGGGATCGATATATCAAAACACAGGATTGCCACATGGAATGGTGAAAGGCACAAACGTGGAGAATTTCCAAATATATCGCGGAGGCTACAACTGTCAGCATCAGGCAATACCTGTTGCGGAGAGCAGCGTTCCTGCTAAAACTCGCAAATCTGTGTATGGCAAATACAACATCCCGATGGATGAGAAAGGGTTTGCAGATAAAGATGGTAGAGTTGCACCTCCAGCAAAAAAGAAAGCAACTCCTCCTGTTGTAAAATTAGGAGGACAGAAAAAATATGATGCATTTATGAATGGCATCAATTCAAATGCAGCGAGGCTGGTGATGATGAAACCGAAACCTCGAAAAATGAGAACAACGAGCAAATCGGGAGCGTATTATCAACCTGAAACAGTCATTGTTGATGGTGAGATTGGTGAATTGGTGATGGGTATAAACAGCAAAGAGGGAGTGTTCAGGCATGAATATGGGCATCATTTGGATTTTTCATGGGATTTGAAAAAAGCAAGCAACAACAAAATTGATAAACAATCTTTTGTTAGATCGCTGGAGAAAGATTTTGTTGATGCAATCAAAAAAGATGATAGGCATCGGATACTATCAGTCAGCAAAAAAGCAAAAGAGGCAGGGATATCAACTGATGATTATTATCGAAAAATTGCGAAAACGTGGAGAGATAAAGGATCGGCAGCAACATCTGATGTGATGGATGCGCTCATGGAGGGGAGGTTGTTTGATAATTTTGGAGGTGTTGGTCATGGGGCAGACTATTATAGGTTATACAAAACTGATAATTGGATTGAGATGGCAAAATCAACTGAGATTTTTGCGAATATGTTTGAGGGATACTCGACAGGAGGAAAACTGTGGGCAGAGATGCAAGAGTATTATCCAAATATTTCGAAACTCTTTGCAGAAATAATTGAAAACGAAATCAAATAAAAATGAACGAAAGGGAAAAAGCAACACAGGAATACATTGAGAAATTTGGAAAAAAACCAAAAATCATTGGAATATTTTGGAGAGATACGGAGCAATTGATTTCAAATCTCCGCAATGCCATCAAAACAGGTGAGGAGTATGATGAATACATGATGCTCTCAGAATCAGAGCGCAAAAAGTTTGATAACGGTTTACTGCTTTTTTGAATTGTGATTATTTGTTCGGGATGATGTAATTTTGTAGCTGATCATAAACTGATAATAAAAAATGCCACAACTCGGAAAACTAATTACGGAAATGCTGCTCCATTCAGGATATGATATGGACAGCGAAAATGAATCTCTCGGTGCAATTCTGCAACTCGATACAGATGTACCTGATGATGTAGCAACATCATTGAAATCAAACCTGCTCACATTAGAATCAGCAAAGAACAATCCTGATATCAAAAAGCATTTCACAGCGCAAGCATTGAACACTATTGATACAGGTATATATGAGTATGCTGATGAGTATGGGAAACTCAATGATGATCAAATATCAGAAATCAAAGGAGAGAAATCATCGTATAAAAAAATGCGCATGATGTTGGATGCGTTGCGCAATGCACAGCAGCCAGCAGCAGCAACAGGAGTTGATGAGGAAACGAAATCGAAACTCTCCTCTCGGAAAGAGGAAATCGAGAAACTCCAGCGCGAAATTTCTGAGGTTAAGGCACAGCACGAGCAATCTCTCTCTCAGGTCAAATCAGAGGCACAGAATAATATTCTGAATTATGCCATTGATATGGAGTTGAGCAGCAAAGAATATGCTCAATCAGAATTGGACAAATCAACAAACATCCTGATCGCTCGGCAGATCATTGATAAACAACTCAATGAGATGGGAGCAAAGGTTGTGAATGATGGAAACAATTCATTGCGTTTGGTTCGAGCGGATGATTCTGATATGGAGTTCATGCGTGAAAACAAGAAAATAACTTTTGGCTCTCTCGCGGATTCAATCCTCGCAGAGAAAAAACTTTTGAAAACGTCTGCTCCTGTAACGAGCGGAAAGATACCAAACACAATTCCGAAATCAGCACCTGCTCAATTGAGTGAAAGCGTAACCGATCTATATGATAGGCAAATCGCTGCCATGTCAGGAACAGCACCTGCTGAATAGGAAAACCTTTAAAAAATAGAAAACATGGGATTTGCTCCTTATTTATTAGTACACTTAAAAATGCTCTTAGAGCAGAATTATACAGGCATCAAAATCACTCCGAGTGGTTTCTTAAAAATGCTTATTCAAAACAATCCATCAATCAACATATCATCAATCAATGGTGATTCGATCAATGGTTTGAAAACATCAACTGCGAGCGGTCAAATTCGCGAGGTGAAATACAAGTACCTACCTCGAATTACTCCGTATCAGATCGCTGATGAGGATAACTGCGATAATGATTTCGGTTTCCAATACAGCGAGGGAACACTTGAAACTCCGTTATTCTCAAAAGCAGGATTTCAGGTTGAGTGGGATTTCATTGAGCGTTATGAGGCAGAGGCTGCGCGAGCGGTTCAAATGGGAAATCCATCAACTCCAGCATTGCAGGAGATGGTTGATCAATTAATGCACGTAGTGAATGGAATGGTGAACAATGTGAATGGTAAACTACTTGGCGCATTGTCATTTGGACTGAATGCATCCACAGGTTTATCAACAGCCAAAACAATCAACATCAACAAAGATGGGAGTGTTTACGATCTTTCAGATGGTATCACCGAGATCCTATCTGATGCAGCATTCAACGAGTTCGGAGGATCTCCAATGATCGTGGGTGCTGGTTTGATGAACAAGTTCGAACTAAGTAAAGCAGCAACGGGATTGAATAGTGGAGGTTTGAATCGAGGCGCACAGGCTGGATATGATTTCAATTATGATATCATCGCTGATACTGTGCTCGGAGCAAATCATATCGGAGTATTCTCTCCGAAAACTGTGGGATTTGTTGATGTGGATAAATACATCGGTTGGAAAACAGGCAAATTCGGATCATCATGGTTTGCTCAAATCATGCTACCTGTTGAGAGCGGAGTTGAGGGATCTCCTGTGATGATGCCATTCAACCTACAAATTCAGGAGGTTGATTGTCCAACAGAGGCATTTGATGGATACGAAACTCGCACAATGGGTAGAGGTTACAAAATCATGATCTCCAAAAACTTTGGATTGTTCCAGCAGCCAACTGATGCATATCAGGTAGGTGATAGGCTGGAGGGTACAAACGGATCACTGTTGTATGAAGTAAGCAACGATTGCGATCCTTGTCCAATACCAACTGAGTAATTGGGTTGAATTATTGAATGAGAGGAGGGTGAGCGATTGCTCTCTCTCCTCTTTTTTTTAGAACAAAAAAACATCATCAATGGATTGTTTCAAAGGATACATCGGGATGCGAGGTTGTGCATCAACAGAACCAGCATCAGGAATGTTCATCAATGATCTCGAGGGAATTAATTTCGAGAATGTGGAACGCATATCTGATGGTGATCAGCGCACATATGTGAACGTATGGGAAGATGTTGAGAATAGAGGTTTGCGGAAATTCACAAATCTCCTCACATCATATTTCAGAACGAAATACAGATTAAAAAAACTTTTAGACCGGTATTATTTCGGGCAGTACAGGCTCGAAACAACAACTGCTCCAGCAATAGAATTGAGAGGGATTGAAATCAATCTCAATCCTGATCAAACGGATGCAGAAATATCACCGTTTATCACCTTTCAATTCACGCATTTGCAATTTTGGGCAGATGCAGATGCAACTATTGATTTCAAAATCATTGATCCTGAATCGCGTGAGGAATTATGGGGTGAGAGCATTGATGTGGTTGCAGGCAAATGGAATGATATCAAAGCACAATTCACAGCACCTGCACTCCAATTCACTCGCAGAATTGTATTTGTATATGATGCAACAGCCGTTGAATCAGCAGATACTCCATTGTCTCAGGATACAGGATCAGATGATGGTTGTGGTTGTGGTTG